AAGACAACGTCAAAAATGAAGTGACTGGCGCTGATGGAGGACCCGTCAGAACAGAAATTACCAACTTAACGCCGGAGCAGGCTGCAGAGGCGTATAGAAAAATGATGGGCTAAGTATGCCGTTACCATTCCCCTTCGATTTTAAACATCCTGATTACCAGATGGTTTTTGAATGGCGGATGGAACGCCTACAGCGCATTCGCCAGAATCCTGAAATATTGCCCGTATTGAAGCAGTTTTACCGAACCAATCCGGCTCAGTTCATCATCGACTGGGGCATGACAACGGACCCGCGTAATATTGATTATGGCCTGCCGGTGACCATTCCGTTTTTACTCTTCCCTAAGCAGGAGGAGTGGATCCACTGGATTATGGAACGCTGGGGCAATCGGGAGAATGGTATTACCGAAAAATCCCGTGAAATGGGGCTCAGTTGGACCGCGATCGGACTGGCCTGCTCGCTTTGTCTCTTCAACAAAGAAATGGTTATCGGTTTCGGCTCCCGTAAAGAGGAATACGTCGACAGCACTGGTGACCCGAAAGCATTGTTCTGGAAGGCACGCAAGTTCGTGGAAACGCTACCTGTAGAGTTTCGCGGTTCGTGGAGTGAGAAGAAGCACGCGCCATATATGCGTGTTGAGTTTCCTGAAACTGGTGCCGTTATCAAAGGCGAGGCTGGCGATAATATTGGTCGTGGTGACCGTACCACGCTTTATCTGGTTGATGAGGCTGCATTCCTTCAGCGTCCTCTGCTGATTGATGCGGCGTTGTCACAAACGACGCGTTGCCGTATCGACCTGAGTTCAGTTAACGGCATGGCTAACCCGTTCGCTCAGAAGCGTCATGGCGGGAAGATACCGGTATTCACATTCCACTGGCGGGATGATCCTCGCAAGGATGAAGAGTGGTATCGCAGGGAATGCGAGAAAATCGATAATCCGGTGGTGGTGGCACAGGAACTTGATCTGAACTACAGCGCATCAGCGGAAGGCGTTCTGATTCCATCCGAATGGGTACAGGCTGCCGTTGATGCGCATATCAAACTGGGTATCCAGCCAACAGGCAAACGACTTGGCGCGATGGATGTCGCCGACGAAGGCAGGGACAAAAATGCCTTTTCCACCCGTCATGGCTTCCTCCTGGAAAATGTGCGGGAATGGTCCGGTGTGGGCAGCGACATTTATCAGTCCGTCGAGAAGGTTTTCGGCTTTTGCGAACAGGACAACCTCGAAGAGTTTCGCTTTGACGAGGACGGGCTGGGCGCTGGCGTTCGCGGCGATGCACGCGCTATCAACGAACTGCGTAACGCTGCGCGTCGACCGTCAATACTTGCCACACCGTTTCGAGGTAGTGGCGCGGTATTTGATCCGGATGATGAAGCTGTTCGCGGGGACAACGGGCAAGCCGCACGTCTGAACAAGGACTTCTTCGCTAACGCCAAAGCCCAGAGCTGGTGGCGGTTACGTAAACTTTTTCAGAATACCTGGCGCGCCGTGGTTGAAGGTATGGCTTACAACCCGGACGAAATCATCTCAATCAGCAGTAGCATGGCACTCAAAGATAAACTCATCATCGAGCTTTCGCAGCCGACCTATTCCATTAATGGTGTGGGAAAAATCGTTATTGATAAACAGCCTGATGGAACCCGGTCGCCAAACCTTGCCGACTCGGTGATGATCAGCTATGCCCCAATGAATTCAGCCCTGAACATCTGGGAGCTGCTAGGGAGACAGGCCTGATGGCACGAAACAAACAAGCCCTGCGGCGAACTGCGCAGGCCACAGCTGATGGTTATGAGAATTTTATTGCCCGCGTAGGGATGCAGACACCTAACCAGCACTCAGCATCCACCTACCGGGCTAATTTCACCAGTCGTAACCGCATGCTGGTGGAATGGTCCTATCGTTCGTCCTGGATCATCGGCGAAGCGGTCGATGCTATCCCAGATGATATGACCCGCAAAGGCATTCGCATCACTTCGGAAATTGATGCAAAAGATCGCGGCATTCTCGAATCACAACTGGATGAGTTGCAAATCTGGGATGCGCTGAATGACGTGCTGAAATGGTCGCGCCTCTATGGCGGCGCGGTGGGTTTCATCATGATTGAGGGGCAGGCACCAATGACCCCGCTGCGGCTCGAAACCATTGGAGAAGGCAAGTTTAAGGGCATTCTCCCGCTCGACCGCTGGATGATTAACCCAGTGCTGACCCGCCGCATTAAAGATATGGGGCCGGACCTGGGTAAACCTGAGTTTTACGATGTGGTGACCACAGCAACGGGAATTCCTGCCTGGCGCATTCATCACAGTCGTCTGATTCGCTTTGATGGCGTCACGCTGCCATTCCAGCAGAAGATGACCGAGAACGAATGGGGAATGTCGGTTGTAGAGCGTATCTGGGATCGTCTTACCGCGTTCGATAGCGCTACTGTCGGCGCGGCGCAGCTGGTCTACAAGGCGCATTTGCGTACCTACAGCGTGGAGAAGCTACGCGAGCTTATCGCACTTGGTGGTCCTGCGTATGAAGCGTTGCTGAAGAATATCGACCTGATTCGACAGTTCCAGAGCAATGAAGGCATGACGCTCATGGACTCGCGGGATAAGTTTGAAACCCATCAGTACAGCTTCAGTGGTCTGGATGACATCCTTTCGCAGTTTGCAGAACAGATTAGTGGCGCTGTTGGTATCCCACTGGTGCGGTTGTTCGGACAGTCCCCGAAAGGATTTTCTACCGGCGATGCAGACCTTGCCAACTATTACGATCGGGTAAGCTCGCTGCAGGAGAGACGTTTACGTCTTCCGGTGCGGCGGATACTGGACATCATGCATCGTTCGGAACTTGGCAAGCCGCTACCGGACGATTTCACGTTTGAGTTTAACCCGCTCTGGCAAATGTCTGATGTCGATCGCTCAACGGTGGCGTTAAACACTACCAACGCAATCAGTACAGCGCTGGGTGATGGTCTGATGACACTGAAAGCCGCTATGACTGATTTGCGAGAAAATTCTGACGTAACCGGCATCGGGGCATCCATTACCGACGAGGACATCGAGAATGCCGAAGATGAAGCGCCGCCCGGCATCGGCGAACCTGATGACGAACCGCAGGAACCGTCAGGCGGAAATCCGGTATCGAACCAGCCTACGCAGGATAGCGCGGGCGGTCGGGGACATCGTAAATGGTCACTACGATGGTTCAAATGACAGTATCACGGAAATTATTGAGGCGCTGGAACGCTACAGTGAAATCATCACCCCCTGGGCGACAAAGGTCGCGGAAAACTTTACCGCCGATATTGTGCGCAAGAATGATGAGCAGTGGCGTAAACACAGCAAAACCATCAGCCGTGAGCTACGCAATCTGGTAAACAGTGCCCCGCCAGGGCAGGTGATGCAATCCATCATCGCCGAACAGGTCAAGTACATCAAATCGCTCCCCCTCGAGGCGGCTGACAGGGTGTACGACATCCAGAATCGGGCGATAGAAGCTGTTGTGACCGGTGGGAGAGCAGAACATTTTGCTAAAGAAATTGCAGCATCGGGTGATATAGCAAAGTCCAGAGCTGACCTGATTGCCCGTACTGAACTTGGACGTGCAACCGGCGCGCTGGATCAGGCACGTGCGCTGTCAATTGGTTCGAATGGTTATATCTGGCGTACAGCCGAAGATGGTGACGTCAGGCATTCTCATCGGGAAATGGAAGGTAAATTTGTCGAATGGGGCAAACCTCCAACGCTTGATGGCATGACCGGTCACGCTGGCGAGCTCCCGAATTGTCGCTGTTATAAAGAAATCGTTTTTCCCTCCCCCCATTCTTATCCCGCCTGAATCGCAGGTAACACATGAAATATTTTTTCAATACCCGGCTGGGGGAAACCCGCTATCAGCTGGCTGACGGCTCGTTGCTGTGCAAAGACGTGCCGATAGGACGAACAGGTAAGCAGCTCTATGGTGCTGATGACCTGCCAAAACTGAAACCCGATAAGTTCGGTGAAATAGTCGTCACACGTTCTCCTGAGCAGGTATTCCATCCGGCCACGCTTGCCTCATTCGAAGGGATGAGCATCACGATCCTGCATCCTGAAGATGAAAACGGGAATGTGCGGCTGGTAAATCCCGAGAACTGGAAAGAGCTTGCTGTCGGGCACCTCCAGAATGTCCGGCGCGGGACGGGTGAGCAGTCTGATTTGATGCTGGCTGACCTTATCGTCAAAGACGAAAGCGCCATTCAGCTTATCGAAGATGGCCTGCGCGAAGTGTCGTGCGGCTATGACGCGGAGTATGAGCAGACCGAGCCAGGTAAAGCCGAGCAGGTCGATATTAC